CACTGGGGGAATTCTGCTGACGCAGACCCCCAGACCCCCTATCACGGTGTCTTGCTTACGCTGCGACCCCGACAGGTGGTAAAAGAAGGACGGCGGCCCCGACGCTCCAGTAGGCATTCCCGGCAGTGTAGTTCACAGTCAAGTCGCGCAAACCATCAAACGTACCGTCGTCGCAACGACCGAACCGAAGGGCGACCGCCACAATCTCGACATTCTGCCATAATCCGTCACAGCCGCCAGTGGATGTGCTTCCCTTGCACGGATGAACCGGAACTGCTCCGAAGCCGGGAACGGTCTGGTACTTATGCGGATAGAAAATACCGTATTTCTGTGTGCTTCCATCACTCTCGAACATCTTCGGAAGGCTGATGCCTGTATCCTGGTATTTTGCTCCGGTCACATCGTAGGTGTAGTTCTTGCTGACCTTGTATCTGCCATTCACGAGCAATGTGTACGGGTCACGCATCCACTGCTGATATGTTCCAAGGACGATGGAGTGGAAGATCTTGTTGAGTGACTTCGCATCCTTTGTTCCGTAGAACTGTCCGCCACCTACGACTGCGTTCTGCTTCACTCCGTTGGTCGGCGCAAGGCTCGCATCGTATCCGCTTGAATTTCCATAGCCGTATGCTTCCTGTGAGTTCGTGCTCTTTGCGAACATGATCAGAAGGTCAGTGATTGTCTGAACAATTCCGCCACCGAGGAATGCTGCACGGCTTGAGAAGTTTGCGATTGCGGTATGCTCTTTGTCCGTGGTGTTATTGTAGCAAGGCTGCAATCCTGCCAGAGACACCATCTTTGGTGTGGAGGTATCTGCTCCGAGGATTGAACCGTAAAACATCGGAATCCATACACCCTCCAGTACATTGTTGTTCGGGTCTTTAAATCCGACAGGCTCGAATCCGTCTCTTTCCCTCATGGAGAATTTAACGACACGATCATTGCCGAGCATATACTCCTGCTTGTAAATCTTGGCAAGCCACGAGAACGCTCCGCCGTTGTAGCTTGTGTTGGAAACATCCGAAGCAGTGCCGTCCTCTTTCTTGGTGTAGTCGTTCTCATCCAGTCTGTAGTCCGGTGTTCCGTCTGCCCTTACCATCCACGGCTTATTTGCCACGATGATCGGGAAGTCCGCCCAACTGTTGAGTGTCATTGTTCCGGTGTCCTTGTTGAGTGAAATCGGAGTGAAGTCTTTGTTCTGTCCGATGTATTCGATTCGTGCTGTCGGACTTAAAACATCCATGTGCTCAATAAAGCCATAGATTCCGTCTGCGGATAAAATCGCATAGCACTTGTCGAGGGTTTCCTTGTCTGCGATGTATGTCTTTCCCATTATTCCTCTACCTCCTCGTAGTATAAAAGTCCTTTATCCACACCAAGCACATACTTATCCCCAGTGGTCTGGTCGTAAAGGTACATACTGTTTGGTGTTACGATAGTTACATCTGTTGCGTTGGCGACCTCGGTTAAGAAGTCCATGGTAATCGTGGACGGAAGGAGGTCGTTGTAAGCGGGCATATAATCCCACTGGTTTGCGACTCCGACTGCCAGTGCGTAGAGGATTTCCCCCTCGTCCGGGTCCTGTGCATAAATGCCGACCTCTTTCACGTAGTAGCCATTCTTAAGGTTTCCGGTGTCCTGCTTGTTTGTGATGATAAATTTCACATATACATTGGACTGGTTCTGGGTCGTCACTGTGATCAGTGCGAACTCCTGCTTCTTGGATTTGAGAGCAGTTCTGTTTGTGAGTGCTTCGCCATCTGAATATGATCCGTCTCCGGTTGCGGCCTTGGTCAGTTTGATTGTGCATCTTCCTGCCTGTGCCTTGGCGAGCAGGGCGATTCCTTTGGCTGTCAGCACTGCTTCTTTGAATACTCCTGCCATCGTTGTTCCTCCTTTATGTTGTTATTTTGGAATGTGATGCCATTCCCACTGCCACCCTCGGCACAGTGCCGTGTACGCTTGCCTGTGTTCGCTGTGCTCCGTTTAGAATTGTGGTCTTGGTGTTTCTTACCACTATCGCTGCAAAACCGCTCACACCGCCCAACAGCGTGCTTGTGCGTGGGTTGACATTATTCCCGATAGTCTCATGCGGGGAACTTACTGCACCTGCGGCAGCGTTCCCTTCCATGCTAATATCTCCAGTGCGTCCTTCCGGGTGGTTTGTTACCGTTCTGGACGGTGCGGAGGTTACGGCTGATGCGGCCGTCTCCTGCATGGTGTAATCGTTTGTGGTTTGGTGGTGGTTCAACACCTGTTCTTTCGGACTGCTGACCACCCCGGATGCCACTGTCTCATGCATCTCCATTTCTCGCTCCACCAGTATCCTGCGGATATGGGAGCGGGTGTTCTTTACTCTCTGAATGATGGAGAGGAAGTAATTTGCCATTTCCTCTGTCATTCTGGCATTGGTTATGATGTCGAATGTTCCGGGGGTGTATGGACCCTCGGTGTAATCGAACCATTCCTCTGTCCTGCCTTCCCCGAATACAATCTCTATCAGTTCTGATACCGCACTCGGAGTTCCTGCCTTGGTGTGCCACAGGAGCGTCCTCTTTATGATGTTGCGTTTGGTTTCCAGATTCATGCTCTCCTGGTAGTATGGTGTCCTTAATTCCACCGCCAGTACATCCAGTATCCGCTCCGGCAGTTCATCAATGACTGCCATAGTTCTGGTATGCGCTGCCAGTCGGAGCATCCTCTGGTGTTCCTGCTGCACTGCGTAGGATATGCAACGCACCTCAGTGCTCTGTGCTATCTTCCATGGCAGGAGGTCTGTGATCTGTCCGTCATATAAACTAATCATTCTCAACACCTCCGTATGTCACGGTCTGCGTTCCTATCCTTGCGACACTGGTATCCGGCACGGTCGTAAATACCGGGGAGGTTATCTCCGCCCTCTTTGCTCCGGCTGCCACGATCCGTTTCATGAGTTCTGAAGGGTTGATATCTCTGCCGATGGTTCTGGTCTGCCATTCGATGTAGTCAGCCACCGCCTGTGCCACCTCCGCCTGTATCGTTCCTGCCTTGGACTGGTCACTCAAATTTACATAGTATGTGAATGCAATGTTGAATTTGACCGTCTCCGGTGCGAGCACGGTTACCTTGTCGGTAAGTGGGCGGATGTTTTCATCCTGCAGGTATGCCGCCACTCCGTCTATGACAGTCTTGGTCGGGAGTTCTCCGTCCGTCATAATGAAACGGATTTCTACCTCTACCGGGTTCGGACTGGTTACCTTTACATCTCCGATGGTCTGGCTATAGGTCTTTGTCCAGTATTTATATGCATCGTCCGGTCCTGCGACACTGTATCCGCTTGGTGCGAGGAATATCCTCTCTGCAAGGCTCTCGTCTGATTCGAGGTCTGCTCCACCGCTTGTCTTGGTCGTGTTGCTTACGCTCTCCACATACGGTATCAGATCAACCAGTACATTGACCTGCCCCGGCAGCAGTTCGTTTCCGTCCACTCCGTTCTCGGTGCAGAGTGCCCTCACATCTACATAGGTTTCCCCTGCAGGGATTTCCTCGTATCCTACCGTGGCGAAGTAGTTGAGGTTGCCGTCCGTGACCTTTGTTCCTTCCGGTATGCCTACGGCTGCAGGTCGCTTCTCTGAAAGAGTGAACCTCAGTGTTGTTTCTGCAGGGGTCGGCTGCTTTCTGGTTACTCCCCTGCCTGCTCCGAGGTTGTCGAGGAATTCGCCGTAGGAGTATTTGATTAAGTCCTGCTTTCCGGCTCTGTCTATGTACTGTTCGTCCTGGTATAATTCCAGTGCGATGGCATATAGCATGATGCGGTTCGGATCTGAAGGAGAGAGTGTTATCTCCTGTCCTGTGATGCGCTTCCATTCGCTCTCAAAGTTTGCCACCATTCTTGTTTTCATTGCTTCCAGTGTGTCATTGTCAATGAACGACACCTCTGGGAGGTCTTTTACGCTTTGGATTGTATCAGACATTTGTTATTACCACCTCCGCCTGCAACTGCCCATCCTCATTGAATGAGAAGTTGATATCTTTTACTGTTGCCCTTGGCTCATACCGGTTCGTCTTGTCGATGATCTCCACTGCGAACTGGCTCTTTGCCACATCCATCGGCATTCCTACAAAGTCCGTATTCAGACCGAATTCCCGGTCGAGCGGACACGTTCCCTCTGCCGTCTGGTATAAGCATTCCAGACACCTTTTAATATCTGCGATATCTCCGCTTGTGTAGTCAAAGGCTAAGGTTATGTGTTTTAAATCTATTGTCATTCCGCTGCCCTTCCTACAGATATTCTTCCAATGAAAGATTGACATCCATCTTCTGGATTTCCCCAGTACCCATAACAACAAGGTTTGACTGGGTTGCCTGCATGATCTTCCACTTATGCGAGCCTACGGCATGGTTTCCGATGACCAGTTTCTCCACCCTTCCCTGCTGCACTGCTTTTGTGATTTCGTGGAATGTTTTCCACGGCTTCACTCCGTGCTGTGCGTTCAGTACGACCTTGAATTGTACGGTCATCAGTTCCGGGCTGAGGAATTCTGACTGCGGCTTTTTCCCGATGCGCTCATGCTTCGCCCAGTTTGCCGATATGGTTCTCTGGTAGTCTGTGAAGTTGAGGATTCTGCTGTCGCTCGTTTCAAAGACAATCAGTTTTCCAAAGTTTCCTATTCTTCCCATCTCATCAACCTCCCAGTGCCTTTACTCTTTTTTCCAGTGCGTCCAACTGCGACTGCAGGGACGGCTTTCCTTTTGTCTTGGCTGTGTCATCCTGCAGGTTGGATATCCCGGTCTTGTTATTATCAATGTCCGAGAACGCATCGTTTATCTGTTCCAGTGTCACATACGGCTTGTCCTCGTATCCGTACCCTTCGAATTCTATCTTCGGGGCACGCAGGATTATTGTCTGCTTCTTTTCTGAATAGGACATGACTGCTTCATTCACATTGTTGCTCATCTCCTGCCGGAAGATGCCTGCGCCACCCTCATGTGGTGTGTTCGCTGAATTATACACCGGTCCGAGTATGACCCCGGACACCGTGCCGTTGGAAAAGCAAGCCACGACCACGAGGTCGTCTACCTTTGGTATGTTGTACTGCAGGGCGAGGAATGGAAGCTCGCTTGTCACGGAGTCGTCTCTGTCCTCATACACCACTCTGGCTTTCCCTGCTGTGTAATTGATTGAGGATATCTTCCCCAGTCTGATTGTCGCTGCTGCCATGCTCTCCACCTCCTTAGTTTGGGTTTATCCATGACCCCGGCACTCCTGCCTTGGTCGTTAGATTCAGCATACCCTGTGAAATGTTGAATATCGTATATGTTCCAGGTCGTCTTGTACCTGTCGGGTGTCCTCCAGTTACCTTGCCTGCCAGTGCTTCGGCTGCGGTGTAGTAACCCTTTTTCGTAGTGGTCAGTGTGTACTTTCCGCCCTTTACTGGTGTCTGCGTTCCTGTGGACTTCGTTGCCGTGGTAGTCGCTGTGGAGGACTTTGTCTCCGTCTTTGACTTCTTTGCCACAGCCTTGGTCGATGATTTGGCATCCGTGAAGCGATCCGCCACTCTCCGAAGGTCGAGTTTCTGCTTACATCCGCTTCCGATATCCCATGTGACCTTTTCCACATAGTACTTGCCGTCCAATTTTCCGAAGCCTTTTATGGTCACGCAGGAGGTCGCTATGATCTTCCTGTTGGCTCTGGTCATTGTTACCGACATGGTTGTGTCGCCCTTGTTGGCTTCATTGATTTTTGCCAGTGTAATGCGCTCTGCTTCCGATGCGTTGCTCGCTGCATCCGTGACCTTCAGTATCCTGTTTCCGCCACCGACCTCGACCTTTATCGTCTGGTTCTTATCATTGTTGGTGTACTCATATTTCGCCCCGGTGTAAGTTCTGCGCAATTTTGTGTTCCATGACCAGTTCGGTTCTATGTTCTGTTCCGTCAGCGTTGCCACTGATTTCTTTTTCTCATAGGTGGCTTCGTTAAACACCACGATTTTGTTTTTATATATCTTCATGGCGAAGCCGTAGAGTTTTACCAACTCGTTATAGAATGAGCAGTCATCCTTCTCGCTCTGCTCCACCTTTTCTATTGGTATCCTTGGTGCTTCATAGTACAGTTTGATGCCCGCCCGCTTTGCGACTTCCTGTCCGATATTCTCCAAGGTTGTTTTCTCATATGTTTTTGTTCTCTGTGTTTCCTTGAAGCTGCTGTCTGCCGGAAGTGCCAACGCTTCCAGTTTCAGCTTGACTGGTGTTCCAGAAAAACTGAAATCATCAATCACAAAAGACCCGCAGCTTAATTTCTGCGTATCTCCTTCTTTGCTCCAGTTCTTCATGATAATCGTGGCCGCCATGGTGTCTCCCTTACTTGGAAACCATGACTTGATCCACTTCCTGTCTTTGTCATTGATGTTGAGGGAGAGACTGTCACTCTCTCCCGATGCAACATCTGTGTAACTGAATGACTGGAGGTATTCTGCGAGTTTGGTATCGATCCGCTTTCCGTTGTACGAAACAGAGGCGGTTGCTTTCCTTGGGTCCATGCTTAAGCCCTCCATATTGGCAGATCTTCGTCTACCTCATCTGCCAGTTCCGGTGTGGCGAGAGTGACCCCGCCCGGGAATACCAGGTATTCCAGTAACAGGCGGTTGTTCTCCATGAGGTATCCTGCGTACTTCTCATCTCCGTAGACCTGGTACGCTATCTTATCCCATGTGTCGCCCTGCACCGTTTCGTATGTGCCTGCCATTCTCTCGCCTCCTTAGAACCTCTTTCTGTCGTTGTCACGCTGCCACTGCTCCATCATTTCATTGAATTCTGCTTGTGACATACGCTCTGCTTCCACCAGATCATCCTTCGTAGGTGCTGCGCCGTTGAAGTTATATACTGGTGCGTAGTTTATTGGTGCTCCGTTTGCTGTCGCAGGTTGCGGTTCGTTTCCACCGCCACTCAGTCTGTCGAGCAGACCGGATATTGGTGTCTGCGTGCTTCCCTGCATTGCTGCCCCGACCTTATCCACCAGTGCCGACAGTGCGTTGCCTGCGCCACCGTTCTGGCTCTCTGCGAGAATGCCTTTTAGGATGGTCGTCATTTTCTCCCATAACTGGGAAAGAGGCACGATTGCTTCTGGTCCTGCTTCTCCGCCTGCCATTAAGTTTCCGCTTTCCGGATTGATTCCGAATGCGGTAGGCTGCGTCATAATACCACCATTTTTGTACCATTCGATTGAGAACTTAGGCAGTGAGCCTTTTCCTGCGATACCGTATGGTGCTTGTCCTCCACTTACACTGATGTGTGGGAGGTTGAGGTGCGGCAGTGACCACTTGAAGTTAAATGCTCCCTTGATTTTGTCCAGTGCTCCGGTTACCACGCTTTTCGCTGCTTCCAGTTTGTCACTGAATGCCTGCTTGATATTCCCAAGGACATTCGTGACGGCTGTTTGGGCTGCGTTCAGTTTGTTTGTGAATGCACTTGTAATGGAGGATAATTTTCCTCCCGTCAATGTATCCACGGTGCTCATCACACTGGAGAAGGTGCTTTGTACTCCTGCCATTGCTCCCGCGACCACTCCCTTAATGCCTCCACCTGCGCTGTCATACGCAGATTTCATGGCATCGAGTTTTGCCCCTACATTTGCTCTGGCTGTTTCCATGAGGTTTCCGGCTGTGTCTTTGACATTGTTGAATGCTTCCGAAACGCTCGCCTTTACCTCGCCCATCTTGGATGTGAACTTATCCTTGATGGCTGATAACTTTCCGCCTGTCAGATTGTCTATGAATGTGTATCCGGCTGTGTAATATCCTTTGACACCCTCGACCGCTGCGGCTGCTACACCCTTGATTCCGCCACCGTGTTGCTCGTATGCGGTTTTCATGTTGTTCAGCTTTTCGCTTACAGTGTCCTTGGCTGCCTGTAATACTGTACCTGCCGTCTGCTTCACATTGTTCCAACATTCGGACGCTTTTTCTTTAATTGCCGTCAGCTTTCCGCCTGTGGCTGTGTCTATGGCATTAAATGCTCCGGTTACTACACCCTTCAGTGCGTTCAAAGGAGCGAGTGCCAACGATTTCAGCGCATTAAATGCTCCGAGGAAGATGTTTTTCAGTCCATCCAGTGCCCTGCTCCAGTCTCCGGTAAATACCCCGGCTACGAAGTCAATGATTCCCTGGAATACCTGTTTCACTCCGTCAATTACTCCCTTGACGGTTGTCCACCATCCATCAAATACACCCTTGATAAATTCGAAGGCTACCGGGAATTTATCTTTGAAACCGTCCACCGCATTGCAGACCGCATCTTTCAATGCGGAGAACTTTGCGGAGATCCACTCTCCGAGTTGCCCTGCCTTTTCCTTTACCGTATCCCAGTTTTTATACAGTAATACACCGATAGCGATTACTGCTCCGATTGCCAGAATTACTAAGCCAATCGGACTGGTTAAGAATGTAAACGCTGCACCCAGTGCGGTCGTTACCGCTGTCGCCGCCGTGCAGACCACGTTCCATGCGGTTGTGGCTGCTGTTTGTGCCCATGTTGCTGCTGTGGATGCTGCTTTCACGATTGCGTCCTTGGCATATAGTGCGTTCAGATACAATGTTTCCGCTTTATCCTTTATCTTGGCTACCCGAAGCAGTGTCATTGCCTTGGTAACCTTTGCGATCTCTATCGCTGTTTTCGCAAGTTTAAATCCTGCGATGGCTGTCGCCAGTGTGGTCACGGTAGGTATAAAACCTTTCCATTCCACGAATTTGTCAAGTACATTTGCCGCTGCGCCCAGTACATCCAATAGTGCCCCGACCAGTGCCGGAAGTCCTCCGCTTACCAGACTGCTTGCATCATCACTTGCGCCCCCGAAGGCTTCCGAGAATTTCTGCTGCACATCTGATAACAAATCCATGATTGCCTGTAGCTGTGGCTCATGCTCTGCGATTGTATCTTTTAATCCGCCCAGTGTTGCTTCGGCGGTGCTTCCTATCCATCCAATGAATGACTGGAAATCATCCCACAGGTTCTGGATCACTCCAAGGAATGTCTGTAAGCTTCCGGGCAGTTCTACACCGAAATCTTCCGACAGTGTTGACGAGAATGCTTCGGAGAAACTCTGACCGTCCACTATCTTTCCGACAAAATCCAGAACACCGCCTGCCATCTGACCGACTCCGTTCATGAATTCTTGGATTGGTAGTTTCTGAATGAGTTCGCTGAACCCTGCCGTAATATCCGGGATTTTCAATGCCACCGCATCTATGATCTGCATCGCATACGGTCCGAAGTCCTCTACCATGCTTATCTTTAGGTCGCTGATTGCCGACTGGAATCGTGCCAGTGCGCCTTGTAATGTTCCGGTCGCTGTTGCATCCATTGCATCCAGTGCGCCAGTTGAATTGTCGATTGCTCCGGCGAGTTCATCCCATGCTGATGCAGAGCCGTTTACTCCCTCTTTTACTCCGTCCAGTAAGTAACCAAACTGTGAGTAGTAGTTCGTTCCGGCAATTGCTGACATATAGGAGTTTTTCTGCTCCTGCGTCATTCCTGCCATTGCACCGTTTAGGTCCACGAGGATATCCCTCATGTTCCTCATTTCCCCGGAACTGTCGTAAACTGCGACACCTAAATCCTTGAATGCCTTTTGTGCTACATCCTTGGTGCTGATTCGTACAAGCATTGAGTTCAACGCTGTACCTGCTTCACTGCCCTTGATACCGTTGTTCGCCAAGATTCCGAGTGCTGTGGAGGTTTCCTTGTAGTTCATACCTGCGGCTCTGGCTGCACCACCGCATCCGATGAATGCATCCATAAGGTCTGCAGCCGTGGTATTCGCCTTGTTGTTGGTTGTTACGATAACATCGAGGTATCCCTGTAAGTCATCTATTCCAACTCCCATGGCACTCATAGAATCTGTTACCTGGTCACTGGTGGTAGCAAGGTCTGCCTGCGTTGCTTCTGCGAGTTTAAGCACTGGTGTTAAGGCTGCGGTACTTTCTTCCACATTCCATCCCGCCAGTGCCATATATCCCAAGGCATCGGCCGCCTCCGAAGCCGTGAAGGTTGTCGCTTTACCTGCTTCTCTGGCCGCAGCAGACAGTTTCGCATAATCGTCCGCAGATGCCCCTGCGATAGCAGAGGTGTTTGCCATTGCCTGTTCAAATTCCGCATACTCATCAACCGCACCGGATATGAAGTCTCCGACCTTAACGGCTGCGAATGC